ACAGTTCAAGGCGATACTGCTAAAACTTTTATTGGTGGTCTTATAGCTGGTGAAGGTTCCGCAGAGCTTATTTATGACCCATCTGGAAACTCAGATTATCAAGCATTTATTGATGATGTATTAGTTACAGGTGATGCTGGTGACGCATTATTTGAACTGTTCCCTGATAGTGCAACTTCAGCTAAAAAAATTAGTTTTTCTGGAATTATTACTGGTGCTGAATATGGAGCAACACTTGGAGAAACACAGCTAATAAATATTTCATTTATTACAACTGGTGCTATAACATCAGCTATCTAATACATTTAAAATACTTCGCATTTTATTTTTATGGCAGAAAAGAAAACTCTTGATCTTTTAAAGAACGCTTTTGACCTTAGTAAAAGACGCAAATTTGACGTTAAAGATGACGAAGGTAATGTTGTAGTCAGTTTGTATTTTAAAGCTATTACAAGGGCAGACAGAGCAAGAGCAACGCAAAGGGCTGGCAGTGATGATCCCTTAATTGTTTCTACTCATATGCTTTGTCAATTAGCAGAGAATGAAGATGGTACAAAAGCTTTTCACCCAGCAGATTTTGCTAATTTACAAAATGAATTACCAGAAAATGTATTGAATGAAATTGAACTATTTTTATTTGGTGTAAATCAAAACGCAAATATTGAAAACACAAAGGAATCTTAAGGGGGGATAACTGGCTAAACTTTGAGTTTTTCCTTGCAACAGAATTAGGTAAAACAGTAAGCGAATTAAGAACACAGCTTACAGATGAAGAGTTGATATTTTTTGCTGGGTACTATGAATTAAAGTATGATAGAGAAAAGAAACAGGCAGATGCTATTAAAAGAAAATCAAAGTATAGTTAAAGGAGTTATTGTTTAGTCGTGGCAGTATCAAATGTAGAACTAAGAGTAAATGCCACACAAGCCATAACAGCTTTAAAAAATGTTGATATACAGGCTAAAAAATTTAACCAGACTGTAGGAGGAACAAATAGCAAATTAAAAGACGCAAATAAAGCATTACCTATACTTGGCAAGTCATTCTTTGGTGCTGGTGCTGGTGCTAAAGGGGCTGCTATAGGTTTTAGGACTGCTGGGGCTGCGTTAGCAACAGCTTTAGGGCCACTTACTGCTGGTCTTACTTTAGTTGCTGCACTCACAAAAACATTTCAAAATTTAGCTGCACAGGACTTTGCTATTGCAAGAGTTAGGACTCTTGGAGTAAATGTAGAAGCTCTAAGACCACAGCTTGCAAGTTTATCAAATGAGCTAAGTGGTCAAGTATCACAGCTTTCATTATTAGAGGCATCTTATGATTTAGCATCTGCTGGTTTTGCTGAGACTGCTGAGATAACAAATATTTTAAAAGCAGCACAGTTAGGTGCTACTGGTGGTTTTTCTGATTTACAAACTGTTACTGATGCAACTACATCTGTTTTAAATGCTTATGGTTTAGAAGCAGATAAGGCTGGAAAGATAGTTGATGGATTTGCACAGACACAAGCTGATGGTAAAATTGTTGTTGATCAATACGCAAAGCAAATAGGTCGTATTGCACCAATAGCGGCTGGTGCTGGTGTAAGTATAGATGAATTGAATGCTGCGATCTCTGCTGTAACTGCAACTGGTGTTCCTGTTGAATCGACCTTTGCTGGACTACGACAGGTTATTGCTTCGATACAAAAGCCCACTGGTGAAGCATCTAAAGTGGCAGAAAAACTTGGCATTGATTTTAGTGCTGCTGCATTGAAGTCAAAAGGATTAAGTGGAGTTTTAGAGGAAATAGTTGCAAGTGGAGGATCAAGTGCAGATAATTTATCTAAATTATTTGGAAGTGTAGAGGCTCTTACAGCAATACAACCTTTATTAAATGATGAATTAGTTAAATTTAATGAGGCTTTAAAAAATCAAGCAAATGCACAGGGAAGAGCCGCGCAAGATGCTTTTACAGCAACTAATACGATACAGGGTCAATTAACAAGACTTGGAAGTGCCTTTACAAATTTAACAACAGAAGGGTCAGAGTTTGGAATAATTATAAGAGAAGTTTTAAAAGTAACTGCTGTAACTGTTGAAGCTTTAGGACTAGCTGTGAAAGCTGTTTTTACACCTTTCAGACAGTTATTTGCTGTTATTGGTGAGATTGGAAAAGTTATTGGTGAAGCAATAGGAGTTGATGCAACAGCAACTTTATTTAATCTTGAACAGGGTTGGATAGGTATAAAAGAGGCTGTTTCTGATTCGGCAGAAGAGGCTATCTTTTTTGCAAGAGTTGTTGGAGGTGTTATTGGTAAAGTGGTTGTGGCAGTAGCTAAAACAGCAAGTGGTATTAAAGAAACAGTGAGTGGAATAGTACAAACTGTTGTTTCTAATATTCAACAAGCAATACAAAATCTCATAAATCTTATTCCAGAGCCAATAAAAAAGTTATTAGGTGGGCTTGAAATACCCTCATTAGATTTAGACATAAAAATTCCAAAATTAAAAAATCCATTTAAAGGTTTAAAAGATAAATTAGACGAATTAAAAGAAGGTGTTATTGAGTTTAGTGGTGTAGAAAAACAAATAACAGAAGAAAATAATAAACAAGTTGATGCAAAAAACAAAATTGTTGATTTAAACAGAGAAAACAAAAAAAATGTAGAAGAATTATCAGAGGCAGAAAAAAAAGCACAAGAGGAGGCTAAGAAAATACAAGAAACTTTTAAAAAAATAGGTGAATCTGTAAGAAGTGACTTGGTAAGTGGTTTAAGAGAGGCAATTAATGGAAGTAAAAATTTTGGACAGGCAATTTCTGGTGTATTAAATAATCTTAAAAATAAACTTTTAGACATTGCATTAGATAAAGCAATAAGCGGTATAGGTGATTCATTAAGCGGTGGCAAAGGTTTTAAAGGTTTCCTAGGTGGACTGTTTGGTAAAAGAGCAAATGGTGGCCCTGTTGCTGCTGGCGGTGCATTTTTAGTAGGAGAGAGAGGCCCAGAATTATTACAGATGGGTTCAAGGGGTGGGAATGTAATACCTAACAAAGATATTGGAGGTACAACTAATATTGTTAATGTTTCCGTTGATGCGTCTGGCTCTTCTGTCTCAGGTAGCCAAACAGAAGGACAAGCACTTGGACAACTAATAGCTTCTGTGGTACAAACAACAATAGTTCAAGAACAAAGAGCAGGGGGGTTATTAAATAGATAATGGCAACTTTTCCAAATATCTCTCCGACCTACGGAATGAGAAAAACAAGCAAACCAAAAGTGAAAGTTTCAAGGCTTGGTGATGGTTATGAATTTAGAGCTTTATATGGTCTTCCGTTTTCTCAAGATCCAAAAGTATATGATTTAACTTTTGTAGTCTCAGAAGAGCAGTCAGATGTGATAGAAGGCTTCTTAAGAAGCAGGGTAAATGACCAAGCAAGCTTTACTTTTACTCCACCAGCCGAAGGTTTTACAAAAACAGGAACTTATAGTCAATCAACTACAACAGCAACAATAACGATTAATAATCATGGAGTTGGAATAGGTGATGTTTTAACTATTGATTACACTTCA